TTGACCTCAACTATCTTGAGTATCTCTTCCTCAGCATCATCACTGCTATATGTTACGATGTCTTGTGTGCCGTCCGATAGGCTGACTACCCCTTCGGGTTCGAGTTTCAGTAACTCGGCAAGGACTCTTGCCTTGTGTTCCTTGGCTTGTTCAAGTGTCTTGAAGAACTGAACTGTGGTATCGGAGTAGCCCTCGGCTAGTCCACATACTCCATGTATGGATGCATATAATTTCATTAGATTGAGATTTTGATTTGGCAACATTGCCGATACAAAGATAAGACTTAGTTTTCGTTATTCCAAATTTAATCTGTAACTGACTGAAAATCAATCCATTGGAACAGCAGGTCACTTGAATCCTTTAATTGCTTTCGCAGTTCAGGTGAGTCATTCTCCATGACCACGGGACACCACGCATCAAACTTAAGCTTCTGCGCTTGGTTGTAAATCTCATCCGTTGTACGTGAGGCGAGGTGATCGAGTATCGCCTGAGGCAATTCATGCCCGATGTGTTGTTCAAAGTTTGTCATAGTCGTGATGTTCGTGAGTATCGTCGGTGTGGCATGGACATTCTTTCTGATTGTCCGCAAGAGTAACCCATCATCCGAAAGGTTGTCCGCTGTAAGTTTTCTCTCTCGATTTTAGATAGGGTGGGTTTTTGCTTGTTATTCATAGTCGTGGTAAAAAGTGTTCGTCATCTCGTAGCATACCGAACACATCGTGTACGATATCCTGTGCATTGATAAGATTGTTTTCTTGCGCCATCGTTTGGATGCGCTCTGCCCAATCAGCTACGGCAGTGAAGGTTTGTTCAGTCATTTTCAGTTGTATCATTGTCTTGGTTTTCTATTCGTCCAATAAACTCGTCGTGGATTGTGAAGATGGCGTCCTTGATTTTACCCTTGCCGCCCTTGAGTCCGAAGTATTTCTTCACGTCACCTATCTTCCAGTGTCGGTTAGGCTTCATGTCGAGTTCAGCATACAGCCTGATGTCGCGCTTGGTGAGCATGAGATTGTATAGGCATCGGGGTACTTCATTGCCGTTGATATTCATCGTCGGTCTGTCTTCGTCATGCAACTCCACCCAGAATGGGGCGTTTGCATCTACCTCCTGCATGAAGGCTAAGGCTTGTTTATCTGTCATCATTGTGTTATGTATTTGAGATTTTGAATTAATAAGATTGGCTTTGTTTATCCCTTCTATCCACGCTTTCGCGCTCAGTGGTTCAGGTATAACTTAGCTGACTTACCTGATTTCGTAGTCAGTACCATTGTAGCTATGATGGGAATCGAACCCACCGAGGATTATCTAAGGTTGTTCACGTATTTCATTCCAACGTGCCCGTCGTCCTCCTTCCAAAGAAAGCTATGTAGCGATAGTGGGAGTCGAACCCACTCTGAACCGTGTCCGCCCCTCTGCCGAGGTTATCGAAGGCTGTCTCTGAATTTTAAAGGTAAGCTAAGCCCACCAAGACCTTCGAAGCGAATCGTTGCCGATGCCATCCCCTGTATTCATGCAGGGTCATCATCACTATATGTGTTTATGATAGGAAGGCAGTGATGCTGTCCTGTGCATCCTCGATGCGCTGCTCTTGCATTTCGTTTGCATGGTTTAGCTTCTTAGTAAACCACAACTTGAACTCCATCATATCTTCACCATGACAGCCCCATGAGCCATTCTTGATGACGCTTCTGCGGTGTCCGTTTTGATCGTACATGACGAGGAATGCATAGATGTATGGAGCGTTCCTTGCACCACCTTCTTCGACTCGGTACTCGATAGCTATCTTGACTTGCCTCTTTCCGAACTCATTGGGGTGAGGTAGTAGGGTACTCGTGAGTATAGACTTGTGATTGTCAGGGTTGGTTCCGACTACTTCCAGTCTGTCCCATGCACCCAGCAAGTGGGTCAATGTGTTGTGTGTACATTTCATGTAATTGAGATTTTGATTTTGACGTTGTTGTCGATACAAAGATAAGACAGACTTTCCATCTTTCCAAATTTATTTTCTAAGCCGCTGATTCTGAGGGGATTACAACCAATCCATCAACTTGGTCTGAGTAACACCAGTGTCCGTTGTTCAGGGTCAGTACGTAATGGTCGTCCAAGTGTACGCTCTCCACCTCATCCCCGTATTTCTCGCGAGGGTATTCCGTGCGCTCTACGCCTGTGACCACTGCAATTTTCTGTGGGTCAGAGCCGAAGCCCCCACGATACACTACCTGTGTACCCTTGCGGATCATCCGCTTGTTCATAAACTTTGTTTTCATTATGCTGTTATTAATCGAGGTTCGAAAGACATTCGATTGCGTCCTGCAATGCCTTGAATAACTCGTTATGATAAGTCCCGTACTCCTCACCTTGAGTGAGTTCCCTTAGGAAGGATTCGGTTTCCGCTAATCCGTTCGATATTAAAGTGTAGTTCATTTTGTTCGTTTTCATTGTTCTATTTTTTTACCTGTTTTCGTGTTCACCCATCCAACTCCCTCGACCCACTCCTCATCTGCATACAGGAGTTGCTCAAGTTCGTCGATAGTCATCTCGTAGAACTGCTCTTTCGTCATGTTCATTTCATCCCCGTAGGTCTTATACATTGTGTCCCATATACTCATTACGACATCATTAAAAATGGATTCAAAAATCTGTTCGGTGCTACGCGCCTCACCTCTATGGGATCCATAGGTATCTCGCCCTTCATTTGCGCAGTGAAGCGATTGAGAACAGCTTCGAGGAATACAGAGTATTCAGCGTCTGTCATATCGTGCTTGTATTCAGGCTTCTGCATTGTCATTTTCTTTGTCTATGAAAACACTTTTGCTTTCCCCTACGTCGTAGTAGGCATCCTCGTTTCTGTCCTTGCATAGTTCATAGGCAGAGCGAGAACTGTCAACCTTTTCCGATACATCGAAGACGATGCATCCGTCGTCAACCCAAGTGCCTACGGCATATGAGACTCCGCTGAGTCTGGATTCCTTGATTAGCTTGCGCACCTCGGCTGCATACTTGTGCCAGATGGAGTGAAACATATCTGAGTCGCAAACATCCAAAGGGATTTTGGTCTCGCCCGATACACCGCCCACCATGAAGCCCTTGTAAGGGACTTCAAAATCGAAGCCGTTAGATGTGAGTAAGGATGAGCCACCATCCATGAGGGTTCTGCCATAGGCAAGGCGAATAGCATGGGTTGAAAACATTGTATTCATATTTTAAAAAGATTAATTGAAAATTAAAGAAGTGTGAGTATCGTAGGCATCAGCAACAAGCTGACAGCCTTCGTAGTCTCGGATGTGGTGGAAGTATACATACGCATCCTCCATCTCCTCAAGGGAGAACTCTAAAAAGTGATTGTACATAGGAATAAATATTAATATTTATAGCCTCCCTCGGCTATATAGGTAACTACGCTAACGATGACGATTATACCTATTAGGTATGAAAGCGACATCATTGGTCGTTGCCGATTAAGTCCTCAAGGCGCATCTGATCGTCGCAGGACAGGGCATCGAAGCCTGCCGTGCAAGTGATTGCAGAGCCAAGGAGTTGAACATCGTTGAAGAGAGCCGAAGCCATTTGCGCTTTCTTGCGCTGTGTATCTGTGCTGTTGAGCATAGGATTGAGATTTAGAGTGACAGCAACATTGCCGTCGGTTACAAAGATAAGACAGAGTTTCCGTCTTTCCAAATTTAATTTTCTACCCTTTAGGGTAATTAGTCGATGAACAGGGTATCGAATTGGGGCATATCCGCAGTCCAGCGGACAGCATAGTGCGCTTCCTCCACGGGATCGAACACGTAGCTGCTCGAAGGCACCTCCTTGAGGAGGCACCATTCACTCCCATCTTTGAGGAGTTGCCCAGCCGCCCAAGTCTGAGCGTCTGCCACGGACGGAAAGCACATTTTTGTGCGGAATTCTGATTCCCCAAGGGGGAAGATAAAAGAGTAAATTGACATAAATCTATGATTTAAAGGGTTTAATAACTAATGAAGTGATAACTACGTTATCAGAATGGAGCAGTATCAGCAATCAAAGCCAAGGCTTCAAGGCGGGCAGCCTCGATCTCGGCAGAGCGGAGTCGAGCCATCGCTTCCTGAGGAGTCTCACCCTCTAAGAGGGTAAGCATTTGCTGCTTCTTACGAACCTTTGGTTCGACTACTGGAACCTCTTTCCGAGGTTCGAACGGCTGTGCCTCGCCACCGTCGGCGGCGTTGACGACTTTGGTCTTTTTGACCTTGCCAACCTTGTTGGAAGTTGAGGTCTTAGCTTGAGTTAACTCAAGACCAGCTTCTGACGTCCTCTTAGGACGACGAACAGCCTTTGACTTACTCTTCTTCGAAGAGACTCTCTCTGCTGAAAGCAGAGCAAAAAGCTCCTTGTTAAGAACGGAACGTTCTTTTCTTTTCATCTTCTTACCAGAAGATAGAAGGGCTTCGATTTCAGCCTTCCGCCCCGTCTTCGAAGAAGACTTAGAAGCCTTTGGCTTCGGAGTAGCCTTCGGCTTGGAAGCTTTAGACTTTGACTTAGAAGCCTTTGGCTTCTTAGCCTCTTCCTTCGGAACTTCGATGGACTGAAGGAACTGAACAAGTTCAGTAACTTGGAGTCGGCAGTTTGCCAACTTGCTCTCCGTTGGAGAGTAAACAAAGCTGTTTACAGCTTTCTTGAGGTCTTTCAGCATAGCTGATTTGTTTTCTAATGTCTTCGACATGGTAGAGATTTTGAGTTTCTCAAGGATGGTCGACTTCCAAAACCAACCTTAAGAGATAAAGAGTAAATGAAGAAGTCATAAGACTCCTTCTTCATATACTCTATCTCTACTCCATTCAACCTGCGGTATCAACAAGTTGATACTCACGCCTTGACTGCCAAGACACGATCCCTTTAGGGATTCCTATGCGTTGGGAAACCGCTGAGTCTTAGAGGGTTGCTTAACACTTCTTGAAGTGTTAGTGAACCTTCAGAACTGAAGGTTAATAGTTCGACTCTTAGTCGAGGTGGGGGATTGTCTCGACTTGACTCTCAGCAGTTTACCTGCTGTACTCTCTGTCGGTTGAGAATCAACCGCTGCCAACCTCCTTAGTAACAGAGGGTTAACCTCTGGTACTAAAAGCTGAAATGTATGCCAGAATCTCAAGAGATTCTGAGGGAGGGGGTCGAGAAAAGTGACTTTGGAACGTAGTTCCAAGCAGTGTATAATATATATAATCCCCAAACTCTGTATTACACGGAAATTTTTTGGCGATCATCTTTTTTAGCGGCTTTCTGCGTTGGCTTATGCACGGAGTTATCCACAAACCACCTCTTTATACTGGTTAATAGGCTGTTACATAGAGGCTTAGGGGGTTTTATTAAAGTATATTGCTGACTTGACTTTCTAAGAAAAAAGTTGTAACTTCGCCAAAGCTATTCAGCGATAAAGCTTCATAGATGTTTTAAACCTACGAGGCTGTCTTTAGGATTACTTAAGTAAGTAATAAAACAGTAGCTACGTAGCGTCAATCAAACTAATTAAGTTGTAAAGGCGCAAAAACTGTCTTCATTATATTTGCAGTATGAAACCAGTAAAGAAGTCCATAAGGCAAACAGCCAGAAAGCAGATAAAGCGTCTGCGAGAAGAGAAAAGGCAAGGCAAAGCTATTCAAAAAGCTTACGGCCAGACGGGTGGATTTACCTTCGAGGGTCAAAAAAAACAAGCAAAGAAAAACCTTAAGGATGGCATAAAGAGAGGTAAGAAAACCGTCAAGGCGGTAAAAAGATCCCTATTAAAAAGTAATTAAGGTGAGAGTTAAGAAGCGTAACTACAAAGAGGAGTACAAGAAGTTTGGATCTGGCGGCAGAGCAAAGAAGAAACGGGCTGAGCTAAACAAGTACAACCGAGAGAAAGGAACCGACGGGAATGGGGACGGCCTTGATGCCTTTCATAAGGGTGGTAAGATCGTTGGGTTTAAGAGTGCTGCTTCCAATAGAGGGAGTAAGGTTGACTCTGCTGGTGATCGAAGAGCTCGCGGAGGCAAAAAATAAATAACTTATATTTGCCTTATGAAAGCTAAGAAATCCTATGATAACGGCGGAAAGGTGAAGCCAAAGACTTCAAAGTCCTCCAGGTCAAATCCTAATTTGGCTGGCAGACCCACTACGCCTGAGGAACGGCGGAAAGCGGCAATAGAAAAAGGGAAGGCGATGATCCAGAGAATGTCAAAAACAGAGCTGAGGGATCAAGGGAGGCTGAGAAAGCCGAGAAGCATGGAGGCGGGAGGTCGAGTAATGGAGCCTCTTGGGATGGGAGGCAAGAAGGCTAAACTAAAGAAAGCAGCCCCTGGTAAAAGCGCTAGAAGCGCAATGTTCGTTGAGGGTGCTATGAATCAAATGAAGGCTCACGCCCCAGGAAACAAATCTTTGAAAGCTCCAGGAAAGACCGTAGCCGAAATCGAAGAGTCTAAGAAGAAGAACAAGCGTCGTAGGAGGTTTGACAACGGAGGCAAGGTAAAAGGAACAGCCAACGTAAACACCAGAGGTGAAGGCAAAAAGAAGAAGAAGGACGGCGGTGACATGCTGGCGTATCCAAAGAAGAGGATTGCTGATGGCCCAGGAATGATTGAGTACGTCAAGCAACAAGTTAAAGCTCGCGGAACCAAAAAAGGACTTCCTTTAAAAAAGGCTAAGCCTGTAGGGATTAAACCTATAGCTTCTAAGCCTTTACCAGCAAAGAAGCTCAAGAAGAGCAAAGCTGTTATTCCAGTACCCCCTGCTAAGGGTCGTAGAAAAAGAAACCGTAAGTAATGGCTGTACTAACTGTAACGATTAAAGAAGAGCTCACGCTAAACGGATCAAACCGTGGTAGCGAGAATATTACTTCTATAGCAAGCGTAACTCAATCATTCAACAGAATTGTAACCTGTCCCGCTAATGAGGACACTACGATTGCTGCGTTTCAGGCAACCACTCACACCGTTGCAGGAAAGCCCACTATGGATATTGATGATGTCAAGTATATTCGAGTCACTAATCTTGACGCTTCCAATGAAGTTAATCTTTCCTTACAGGTATCTACGAATGAAAATGGAGTTGCAGATTCGTCCTGTACTTTAACGCTGGAGGCTGGTAAAAGCTTTATAACTGGAAAAGTGCATGATGGCATCGCTGTTGATGACGACACAAAAAACATCAACACAACAATGACAGACTTAGAAAGCATTTTAGTAGATCCCGCTGCAAATGCAGTTCAAGTAGAAATATTTATAGCAAGCTAATATCATGAAGACTAAGAAGTACAACAAAGGCGGGAAGGCAGCTCTTTACGATATGGTAAAGAAGTATGCAGAAGGCGGGATGGTTGATCCAAGCAGGGAGCCTAAGATTGATATTAAAAGAAAGAAAGTAGTTCAAGGGGCTGAAGGCGTTGAAGGTCGTAGAGACCCCTTATCTGGGAAGATGATAAAGTCTCCAGTTAACGAAAGATCCGAAGTTGAAACTCAATTTTTTATTGATGGGGTTCCAGCTACAACAAAAGACGCCATGAGAGCTTTTAAGCAAACGTCTGCGTTTGGATCAGGCACTGACTTTAATGATTTTGTTGCGGATTACTTAACAAAAAAGGATACGCCACAGTCCGCTGACAGGACGAGACAAAAGAAAGCCCTTCAATCACGGCAAAAGGCTGCTGGATCAAAGGGCTTGCTTCAAGCCTTGAGGGACATGCCCTCTCGCGGCTAATTAGTACCCAACGATATCTTCTTCGTTATGGATAAACAGCTTTGAGTTGTCTCCAACCAAGTTGTTTGCAGTAAATAGGGATAAGCACGTCCCGTCTACAGACTCAGACTTGATGATGTAAGTGTCTTGAACGTTTCCGTTAAAGTCGCTCATTACAAGTGTGTGGATACGTCCTTCTCCAGGGTTACCTGCAATTGTAAAGACTGACCCACTCATGTCATCATTGATCATTACCTCCCGTCCATTAGGGAGTAATACAGATAGACTGTAGCTGTGAAGGCTGTAGTCATTAGGGGATACAGTGAATGCAGATTTGCAGCCAGTGAATTGTGCAGATACTAAGCTCGAAACTGCAAGAGCAAGGATTAAAATAAGATTCTTCATAGCAAATAACTGTTTTAAATTGTTTCGTAAATTCGGTTTGCTGATCTCAAGGTAAGATAAACTTTTCGATCTCACAAATTTTTTTTCTAACTTTGCTATATTCAATCATAGATTGAAGAAATATTATCACAACCCTCGAATTAAAAGAATCAACCCGTCTTGGGTGGCTCAGAAAAATGAAATTAAGCAAAAACCTTACGCTAAAGGAAGTGGTGAAATCAAACACCGCAACTCGAAAGGGGATAGACAACACCCCTGATCAGTGGGCAATCAATAACTTACAGGCTGTAGCGGACCATATCTTCCAGCCAGTTCGTGATCACTTCGGTGTACCTATCGGAGTTACCTCTGGGTTCCGATCAAAAGAATTAAATAAGGTGATTGGCGGGAGTAAATACTCTCAGCACATGATTGGGGAGGCTATTGACATAGACGCCGATATGTACGGTAAGGCTACTAACGCTCAGATATTCGACTTCATTAAGAAGAACCTAGAATGGGATCAGATGATATGGGAGTTTGGAGATGATGAGAACCCTGCATGGATTCATGTCTCGTTCAAAGAAGGTGGCGGAAACAGAAAGCAGATAAAGAGGGCTAGAAGGGACGAAAAAAGCAGGACTTATTACACCGTGGAGACCTAAAAAAACTTCTTTATATTCGCGTTCCTAAATTTTTTATTATGCGCGAAAAAGAAGAAGACTTTAACGTAGATTTCCTAGATCCAGAAAGAGTTAAAGCGACCGAAGAGAAGGTCAAGACTGGTAACATCGTGTGTGATATACATGCACCAGAAGGCTGCGAAAACTGTAGCGGATAATATCACTATATTTGTTGTATGAAGTATTATGTTACTACTACATCAGAAGCAGAGCAGATTAGCCGAGATAAAGCTATAGAGAAGGGCTGTGGCCCTGTAACTAAATACTGGTGGGGATGGATTGTAGATGACAGAGATGCTGATCAGTCTGCACTGTGCTTTGAAGACGACGAGTCTGTTAGCTACACTACAGTAGATACACTTCCTGACGGATTCTTACCAGCTGAACCAGAGGCGTAATGTTAGGTCTGGGCACAGCAGTAAATAGAGGTGGGTTTGTCAGCGCAGCACCTGCTGCAAAACTTCTTGATACGTACTCAGGTGCAGCCGCTGCTTACAGCTTGCGCCAGCTTTCTAATTCTTATTCTGGGAATACTGTTAAAGTGAGAAGAGCTAGCGATAATGCAGAGCTCGATATCAGCTTTTCTAATGGTGAATTAGACACTTCCGCTATATCTACTCACTGTGGATCATCAGACGGGTTTATCTCGGTGTGGTACGACCAATCAGGAAACTTAAATAACGCTACTCAATCTACAGCTGCGAGTCAACCAAAAATTCACGACGCCACGACGGGCGTGTTGACGGAGAACGGGAAGCCTGCCATTGATTTTGATGGTAGTAATGACCAATTATTTAGCGCATCTACATATACACCTACGACAAGCATGGCGCAAATTGTTGTTGCAAAAGGTTTATCAAGTTCAGTTGACCAAATAATAGGAGACACGTCAGACCGAAAAGCGGGAATGTCTTTGAGAATACAAAATGGAGATTTTAATTATTTCAACGGAACAACAAGTTCTTTCAATTCCTTAACGCAGACGGCAAACGACAATCAAAATCTTCACTTTTACGGGCGGGACACTTCGTCAAATTTTTACGCTCGATTGAATGGCTCAGAATCAAGCACAAGCATAAGCGCAATAAATACAACCGCGCAAAATATTTATCTAGCTGCAAGGCATGACGGAAGCCTTGATTTAGACGGCACAATGCAGGAATACGTTTTGTATTTAACAAGTCAAAGCGCAAATAAGACAGCTATCGAAGCTGAAATCAATACCTTTTATTCTATCTTCTAATGCTAGGATTAGGAACATCAGTAAACAGAGGCGGATTTGTAAGTGGTGCAGCAGCCGCGAAACTTCTTGATACGTACTCAAGCGCAGCCGCTGCTTATTCTTTGCGGCAGCTTTCTGATTCTTATTCTGGGAATGCTGTTAAAGTGAGAAGAGCTAGTGATGACACAGAATTAGATATAGGCTTCTCTAGCGGGGAACTTGATACTTCAGCATTGGCTACTCACTGCGGCTCTAGTAATGGCTTCGTGGTAACATGGTACGATCAATCGGGCAACTCAAATAACGCTACTCAAAGCACAGCTGCAAATCAGCCAAAAATTTATGATGCAACCGCTGAACGACACATAACCGAGAATGGGAAGCCAGCTATTGAATTTGATGGTGGCAATGACGGACTTAATATTAGCCCAGCAATTCTTGCGTCTAGTCAAAAGTATACTTTCACGGTTCATGCTGTTGACTCAGGTGATACAGTGTGGTCCATATTTTGTGAAGCAGTAAGCACAGACGTAGTACCGTTGGCTCAGTCGGGAAGCGGTGGAGGTATTGTTTTTGGCTACACGCTCAATTCATTGCACAAGGATGGAGGCTCAGCATTTAGTGGCACGAGAAATGACCTGTATAGCGCTTACACATCAGCGGGTCAAGCTTTGACGACGATTGATTTTTCTGGCGATGGCATTGGCGTTTTGTTTCAAAGAAATAGTTTTCTCATGACTGGAACAGCTCAGGAAATCGTCATATATGGCTCTGACCAATCCAGCAACCGCACAGCTATCGAAGCTGAAATCAACACCTTCTACTCAATCTTCTAAAGTGAGTTATAGAAACGCTGTACCGCCATTCTGCCTTTCTGCGATAGCGCATATCTTACACGGTAGTTAAACTTGGTCTCATCTCTAAACAAGTGATCTTCCAGGGTTTGAGATGGTGTTAATTTATCGAAGTGCTTGTATAGATAACCAAGATTCATTAGGGGGTATATCATCCTGTCAGCTAGGTTCTTTTTATTCATGCCGTACTCACCTGCCACCCACGATATAGTAAAGAACTCCAGGTCGTAAACAAACAGCATAAAATATAGATAGCTTTTAGTAATCTCACCATTTCCAATAAAATCCTCTAAGGCGTTTTTTAGATTCTTTAAGTGATTGCTTTTTACAAATCTTGTGGGTAATTTAGAGAAGTCTCTAAACATCCTGGTTTTCTTCACTTGAGACCTTGGCATATTACTTCGTATATTTGACTTATACAAATTTACATCATGAACCCGAAAGACACCCTCTTCTTTGCCGAAATGTACTCCCTCGTCAAAAAGATGGAGGAGACGATTGATGAGTTCGAAATGAAAGATCGCACCCTAGCCTCTATAGTTATCGGAGTAATAGACTTCGACGCCGTTGAGGAAGATGACGGAAGTGCAGAAATGAAAACAATGTACAGCTTTAACCTTGAGAATAGGGACGAACTGGAGACGTTGAAGCAGGTTATGGATACCGCTTATTCGGATGACGACTCATTAGACAATATTCTTGGTGAATTGGGCATATCCCTAAACTAACATGGAAGGTCTTATTAGAAAAATTGTGGTCGGAAGAGACCCTAAAAATGGCATGGCCTATTACGTAGGCATGAGAGCAGGATCTGGAGAGGTCTCAGCTATTGTTGAAGACGAAAGACAGCTCCATAAGTTTGGAAAACAGCGATATCTTATATACATTGAGAATGATGAAGGTACTATGCTGTGGAAGGCAGTAGATGAAATGCCCTGTGTGCTTGAATTTGATCTAAATTTTTAATGAATGAAGACTTTTAACTTATTCGTAGTCGAGTTAGAAAAGACTATAGACGACACCATTACAACGAGTGGTGGATTAGAATTATACGTAGACAATAGATTCAATGAATTTGAAAATAGAATTACAGAAGGCCCTGTCGTGGCTGTCCCGTTCAAGTACGATACTGGGGTCAAGCCTGGCGACACGCTTTACTTCCATCACCTCGTGGTTATCAATGAAGGTCAGCCACTTACTGGTGATGACAATCACTACCTTGTCAGATATGATGAAGATCATGCTATCAATAATCAAGCTATTGCTTTTAAAGATAGCAGTACTGGTGATGTCCACCCTCTTGCGGGTTGGAGTCTTCTTGAGGCTATCGAAGAAGAAGAAGTTCAAGAATCGAAGCTTATCGAGGTTGTCAAACTTAGCGAGAAGCTACCAACAAGAGGTAGGGTCGCGTTTTCGTCTACTGGTATTGAAGAGGTAGGTCTTTCCGTGGGTGATGTGGTTGGATTTAAAGAAAATCGAGACTACAGAATTACTATTGACGGAAAGGAATACTATAGAACGAGGGTTGAGGACCTGCTTTACAAAGAAGTTTAATGGCTAGCAAGTTTACTACCGTAAGCGCCTCCATGAGGCTCATGCAGAGCATGGAGATTGCTATTAACAATATGATTGAAGAAGTTAAGAAGCCTGTTGATCCCGAAGCGGGAGGTTCAGCGCGTAAGGCTGAGCTCCAATCCATAAAGCAAACGGCTATTGACTGTAAAGAGCTTTTGGTGGAGCGCCAGAGGCTAGAACAAATGGTTAAAGAACTAAACGACAATGGAGAAATCGAAAAAGACAAAGACTACTCAGGGGGATTCGCAGAAAGATTCTCTAAATAGCGCTAGCGGATTGATCTACTGGGACGACTATAACTTTGATAATCAAAACAATACAGCCTGTAACCTAAAGGTAAACTTTAAGCTCTCTTAGCTCAGTCGGTTAGAGCATCCGACTCATAATCGGCAGGTCCCAGGTTCAAGTCCTGGAGGGAGCACATGCACCAGTAGCTCAGTTGGATAGAGCATCTGCCTTCTAAGCAGACGGTCACAGGTTCGAATCCTGTCTGGTGTACGAATTAAATTAAACAATATGCCCGATCTAATTTGCAAAGAATGTAAAACAGAGAAATCTGTAAGAAACCTCACTATGAAGTTTAAAAACGGTAGTGTCTACTACCCTGAAGGACAGTGTGAGTGTGGCGAACAAATGGAGATTAAAAACCCTAAAGATGGTGTACCTTTGTTGGGTAGAATGAACTCACACGGACAGAGCTTTTGATGTCCACTATAATCGACATAAAGGGGTATGAAACTAAAGGGATTAAGATCGACCCTAACGGTACAGAAGGACAAGTTGTCGAGCTCCACGGGTTACTCGTGGTCCTGCCAAAGAAACCGCGCAAATCGGAAATTCTCTTCCATGACCAGCCAAAGAAGTTGCAGCTGTGGAAGCGCACATCTATGCCAGAGGAAATGCGTAGGATACGCAGTATGGATGAGTGGCTCGAAAAACCTGCCGAGTTTCGTAACAAGTTTCGTTCTTACATCGAGCAAGAGTTTCAGCGTAGGCGCGACGGTGTATGGTTTTACAATAATGGGGAACCTACGTATATTACAGGGAGACACTATATGTTTCTACAATGGTCTAAAATTGATATCGGATATCCATCATACCTCGCTTTCCAAAAAGACATCTTTACGCACATGGCTGCTTGTGAAGCTGACCCTCGTTGTTTCGGTCAGCTTTATACTAAGTGTCGTCGTTCTGGCTACACTAACATATGCTCTGCTGTCCTTGTGGATGAAGCTAGTCAAGTTAAAGAGAAGCTTCTTGGCATACAGTCGAAAACTGGTAAAGACTCGCAAGAGAATATTTTCATGAAAAAAGTAGTCTCTATTTTTAGAGGCTACCCATTCTTCTTCAAGCCTATCCAGGACGGTACCACAAACCCACGTATGGAGCTTGCATTTCGTGAGCCGTCAAAGCGTATTACTAAAAACAATAAGACCTCACATAGGGGTGACGCTTTAAACACGGTAATTAACTGGAAGAACACCACGAACAATGCGTATGACGGTGAAAAACTACACATGCTTTACCTCGACGAGGCTGGTAAGTGGGAAAAACCAACCGATATTAGAGAAGCCTGGAGGATTGAGCGTACTTGTTTGATCGTAGGGCGTAAGGTGGTGGGTAAAGCCATTGTGGGGAGTACGGTAAACCCCATGAACAAAGGGGGCGAGGAATACAAGGGGCTGTGGTATGATTCTGATCCTAACGAGCGAAACAATAACGACAGGACAAAAACAGGACTCTACAGAATATTTATCCCAGCCTATGATGCTTTAGAGGGTTTCTTTGATGTTTATGGCAATGCTGTTGTTGAGGATCCACCCCAAAGCGTAAACATACATGGTATAGATGGAGACACCATCGAAATTGGCAGTAAGACCTATCTCAAGAATGAACGCAAGTCATTTAAAGACAACCCGTCTGAACTAAATGAGGTTACTCGACAGTTCCCGTTTACCGAAGACGAAGCATTTAGGGATAGCATTGAGGGAAGTTTATTTAATATAGGTAAGATATATCAGCAAATAGAGTATAACGACGAGCTGTTCCCTAATCCTGTCGTTGTCGGTAACTTTACGTGGAAAGAAAAAGACAAAGAAGTTGTTTTCTCCCCCACACCTAACGGTAGGTTTAGGGTTTCCTGGATGCCTGATCCTTCTGAAAGAAATATATCTAAAACTGAAAGGGGAAAAAAAATAGCCCCGTTCACTTCTTATGGCTGTGGAGGAGTTGACTCATATGACCTAGATGCCACTGTGGACAATAGAGGATCTAAAGGCGCTCTTCACATGTACAATAAGTTTAGCATGAACCGTCCCTCTAACATGTTTGTTGTGGAGTACGCCTCTAGGCCAGACCTAGCCAGTATATTCTATGAGGACGTCCTTATGTGTGCTTTTTATTATGGGTATCCTTTACTTGTAGAGAACAATAAGTACGGTATCGTAAGATACTTTGAGTCAAGGGGTTATGACGGCTACTTAATGGACAGACCGAGACACCTCATGAGTAGTTCTTCTCATGTAAACGTAAAAACAAAAGGCATACCGTCTAACTCTCAGGACGTAATACAGTCTCATGCTCAATCTATAGAAAAATACATTCACGATCACGTTGGTGTAAATTACGAAAGCGGAGAAACAGGAGCTATGTACTTTAATAAAACCCTTGAGGATTGGATTGGGTTTAAAATAGACAAAAGAACCAAGTTTGACTTAACTATTAGCTCTGGTTTGGCTTTGCTCGCAGCTCAAAAAGAAAAAGAAAAGCCTAAGGTTGACTTTAAGGAAAAGGTGTTTTTTAGAAAATATAAGGTCTAACGACGATTTGTTATATTTGCAGAATATGCATAATGCAAGTAAATTATGAGCCTCGATAAAAATAGCAAGCATTCCTTCCCAAACCCTCTGGCAGACGCATCAACTAAGGAGAGTATGTCTTATGGTTTGCAGTATGCAAAGGCTATTGAAAACCAATGGGGCAAAATAAAGGAGTCTACATCTCTTTACGGTAAAAGAAATGCGGTATTCGAAAGAAGCCGAGATTACGCTAACGGTACTCAAGATACCAACATATACAAAAAGCTTCTTCGCTCACTTAATCCTAACGATGGAGACGGCAGCTTGATGAATATGGATTACACTCCTGTTCCTATTTTGCCTAAATTCGTAAGGGTTGTAGTAAACAAAATTTTATCCAAAGATCCGTATCCGAACCTAGAGGCTATTGACCCTCTCTCTTCTTCTGAAAAGAACAACAAGAAGAGAAGAATGGAGATCCAGGTTGAGGCAAAGAAGCAGTTGCAGCAGCTTAAGCAGCAAACAGGCATGGTGATTGGAGAGGATCCAGATCAGCTCCCAGACTCTTTAGAGGAGGCTGAAATACTTTTGGGTACTAACGTCAAAACTGACGCAGAGATTGCAGCTCAGATAGGGACTAACATGACCCTTTCATGGAACAATTTCAACGACGGAACCTTACGAAGGTGCGTTAATGATCTAGTCGCCCTAGGCATGTGCGTTGTGAAAAGAAGTAACGATCCCAATCACGGCATTAAGACTGATTACGTAGATCCCTCTACGTTTATTCACAGCCATACAGAAGATCCTTTTTTTGAGGATTTAATTTATGCGGGGCATGTTAAGTCTATTTCTATACAGGAGCTAAGAAGGATATCTGCTGGTGAGATTACAGAAGAGCAGATTGAGGAGTTAGCTAAATCAGTTAAGGGGAAGTATGGGAACAACCCAAGCTCTTTTGGTAAAAGCAGCTACAACAACCTGTCTCAAAGGACTGATTATGGTTATGATGAGTACATGGTTGATGTACTTGAGTTCGAATTTATTTCTGTTGATTGCATATACTTCGAAGAAAAAGAAAACCGTTTCGGTAACGTAAACTTCTTCATGAAGGGACTTGAATACTCTGAGAAACCAGGCAGTGTATTTGAAAGAAATCCAGTAAAGATGGATATCGCCACTGTGTACGGTGGCATGTATGTCATGAACGGATCTAACATTGTATTTAATTACGGAAGGTCTAAGAACGTACCAAAGAACATCCACGATATATCATCTGTGAGGCTATCTTATTCTCCAGTGGCTACCAATATTCGGGATATGATGCCGAAGTCTATGGTGTCTAGCTGTACTGGTTTTGCTGACATGCTTCAGTTGACCCACCTTAAGATCCAGCAAGCTATCGCTAAAGCGAAACCAGATGGATTGATCATTGATATCGAGGGATTGGAGAATGTGCAGCTAGGCAAAGGCGGAGATTTACAGCCTTTGGACTTGCATGATATCTACGAGCAGACTGGTGTATTCTACTATAGAAGTAAAAACCCAGAGGGAGGGTTTCAGAACCCACCAGTAAGAGAGATAGGGAATAGTATTCGAAACATCAATGAGCTCATTGGTCTTTACAATCACTATCTGCGTATGATCCGAGACGCTACAGGTGTCAATGAAATGATGGACGCCTCTACGCCTAAGGGTGACACCCTAGTAGGTGTTCAGCAAAATGCTATTTCCGCAGGCAATAACGCTATATACGATATCACTAACGCTTCTATGGTTCTTTACAAGAAGGTTTGTGAAGACATAGTTAAGTGTTTGCAGATAATACCAGAAGAGTCTGTTCTTCATGAGATATACAGCAACGCCATAGGCAAGGAAAATATGGCTGTTCTTTCTTCGTTCAATGACCTCCCTATGTACAACTTCGGTGTACAGGTGGTGAAAGAAATGGAAGACAAGGATAAGGCGTACTTAGAGCAGAATGTCCAGATGGCTATTCAGCAAAAAGAGATAGACCTCGAAGATGCGATTGCGATTAGGAACATGAAGGATGTTAACCAGGCCGAAAGGCTTTTGGTGGTAAGACGCAAGAAGCGTATGGCTCAGCAGCAACAAATGGCCGCTCAAAACTCACAGATGCAAGCTCAGTCAGCGCAGCAAGCCGCTCAAGCCGCTTCGCAGGCTAAGATGCAAGAAATGCAGATGGAAGCTCAGCTAGAGGCTCAGCAAATGCAGCTTAAGACCCAGCTTGAGGGTCAGCTAGAGGAGGTAAAGCATCAGTTTAGAAAGGAAATCGAGATTATTAAAGCTCAAGCTACTCTTGGGTTTAAGACTGAAGATCAAGAGTTTAAGCAAAAACTTGAAGTTTTAAAAGAAGACAGAAAGGACGACAGAGTAAAGAAGCAGTCTTCTGAGCAAAGCAAATTGCTTTCTCAGCGTCAAGGAAACAGGGGTGAACTTCCAGAGGCTGGGGATAGCGTAGATAATATTGTAAACTCACTATTAGGATAACATGGCAAGTAAAGTAAACTTAGACGTAGCTGAAAAGCTTGATATCACCTGTAGAAGAGGAGACACCTTTTCCCTTACCCTTACGTTGAACGACTCTAGCGGAACCGCCTTAGACTTGACTGGATATGAGTTTTTAATGGATGTAAAGACTAATCCCGTTCGATCTCGAACAGGAGTTTCTGAGAGAGAGGTGATTGCTTCTAGCAGCCTTTCTTCTTCTGCTTCGGATGCCAAGGGTTTAAGCGAAGAACAAAAGTCAAAACTAAGTAATGGGTTTGTGTTTAGCAATGGAACTACTTCTGGCGTGGTTACCGTTACATCTTCAGCGGACACTATGAAGGAGCTTCCTGTTGGTTCTTTTACTTACGATATTCAACAAAAAATTAGCGAAGTGGTAACCACCATATTAAGAGGTTCATTCACTGTAAACGAAGATATCTCTAGATAACATGGCTATAACGGTTACAACAAACGGGTCTACCTCAGTAACAGTTACAGCTCCAGCCTCAAGCTCGGTAGTAGTAACAGAGAAGGGTGTCAAAGGCGATACAGGCGAAACTGGAGCTACGGGAGCTACGGGAGCTACGGGTGCAGCTGGCTCCGACGGAGGAACAAACATTGTTTCTGATACATCGCCTCAACTTGGTGGAAATCTTGATGTAAACGGAAGTGATATTATCAGCACCTCTAACGGAGATATTGATCTAGACCCTAACGGCACGGGTAAGGTTGTGTTCAAAGGAAACTCCGACAAGGGTTCTGGTCAGTTTGTTTTAAACTGTGAGGAGAATACTCACGGCATTGTGGTGAAGGGACCGCCTCACTCCGCAGGAGCTTCTTACACATTGACACTACCAAACACAGACGGAAGTGCGGATGAGGTGCTAAAGACCGACGGCAGCGGTAATTTAGATTGGGTTGCTCAAACAGATACTAATACTCAGCTATCCACTGAACAAGTTCAAGATATAGCTGGCCCTTTAGTCGCTACTGGAGGGACAAAAACAAATATTGCTGTCACTTATGATGACACTAGTGGCAACATGGATTTTGTTGTTGCCTCTGACTTAAACACTACGGGTAACGCTGGTACAGCTACTGCACTCGAAACAACAAGGGCAATTAATGGTGTAAACTTTGACGGCAGCGCTGCGATTACCGTTCCTGCTGCTGGGTCTACCTTGACCGATACCGTCCCAGTTTCAAAGGGCGGAACTAACGCAACTTCGTTTACAGACAAAGCTGTAATCATTACGCAGGATAGCGGAACAGACACCCTGGCTGCGGCAGCTATGACTACAAATGGGTCGTTACTTATAGGCGGAAGTAGCGGTCCAGCAGTGGCTACCCTTACTGCTGGTAGCAACGTCACTATTACAAATGCTGACGGAGCTATTACTATTGCTGCTGCTGGTGGCGGGGGCAGTGG